ATATTAGGTTTCTTTATTAAGCTTATATAATTCTTCTAAAAGCTTACGAGATTTTTCTACAGTAGATATATAACCCATCTGTTCATTTAATTTAACTTGTCCGTCAAGAATTATTTCTACATCATCATCATTTAAATATCTTTCATAAAAGTGAATTACTTGTTTATCTTTTACTTCACTCATAGTAATAATTTTATCAGGTTTAATTAAATATAAATCTTCTTCAGGTAATTCTAACCAAGGTTTTATTTTTACATACTGTCCTGTACCATTAGATAACATTTTCATTATAACTGGACTTTGAAGCATTATGACTGGATCTTCATCAGTTTGCTCTATGGAAATCAATGCAAAGATTTCTTCCCCAGTTATTAATTTTACAACTCCGTGGAATTCTTCTTTCATTATGTTTTTATTGGTATATTAACGATATCATAATTAAAGTTTTCTTCATTATAAATTTTAATTCTTTCTATCAAATGGTTTAATGTATAATTTTTTCTAGATTTACTACTAATATCATCGGCAATATCATATAAAGTAGCTTTGGTTTTTTGATTACCTTTTCTAAGAACCCTCCCGATAGATTGTAAATTTCTGATTCTTGACTTAGAAGGAGAGGCAAAAATTATGTTGTGTAAATTTTTGATATTAATCCCAGTCGAGAAGGTTCCGTAGGATGCAACGATAATCGCATTATTCTCTTGCTCAGTGATTTCTCGAACTTTCTCTCTGTCTTCGGTGTCCACTCCACCATGAATAAAAAAGACATGTCGCTGTTCTACACTATTACTATTTATCATCTCATATAAAGGTTCTCCGTGTGCCTCTACTCTGGCAAATAAGATAAGAGTATTACCTTTAAGGTCAAGTGCTAAATTTCTTATAAATCTATTTCTTTTCTGATGTCCTATAATATATTGAACTTCATCTTCAAATGTTTCAAATTTATTCGGTGGGTGTTTCAATAGAAGCACATTGATGTCCAGTTTAGCAAGATGCCCTTTCTTCATTAGCTCGTCAGTTTTAATGATCTTATAGGAAGGTCCAAACAATCCCTCAAGAACTAATTTATGGGTTTGAGATCCATCAAGTGTTCCTGTAAAACCATAACGAAATTTAGCATCTGCAAGTTTAGTCATTATAGATACTAATGACTTCGACTTAAATTGGTGAGCTTCATCCCCAACTACAACAGAAAACCTTTCAAAATATTGACGAGGTAGTTTGTAGATAGATTGCCAAGTAGTAATTATAACTTGAGAATCCGTTTCTCTTTCTCTACCAGCATATATTTTGTGGCAATATGAACCAACATCCCATCCATAGTCTGCAAAGTCTTTATACATTTGCTCTACAAGGGAAGTCGTTGGAACAACTATCAGAGTACTTTTCTTTTTTTCAACGAAATATCTCACAATCGAATATATCATCAACGACTTTCCTGAAGCAGTTGGAGATATCAATAGTTTTCTATTATGTCTTAAAGCGTCGTATACTCCATCAATCTGATAATCTCTAGGTTTGTGCTTAGAGATTGCAGTCATATAATCTTTTACACCTTCCTTTGAAATCATATCGTTGACTTCAAATGGCAATCCGTAATATTTGTTCTCTTGAAATTCGTAAGTATATCCGTGATCTTTACAAAATTGAACTACTCTATCTAATAGTCCAACATATATGTCTCCTGTTTGAGTACTGAATAATCGTATTTTGCCGTCCCAATGTTTCTTTTGATAGTGCGGCATAAACTTCGCACCAGGCACTTCAAAAGTGAATTGGTCAGATAATTCATAGTACACATGTGCCTCTGCATCTATGTGTAGATGAACCTCATTCTTTTTTGATATAATCAAATGACTCATAATCCTATACCAACGTAGGATTATTTAGAGAGTTATTTTTTTGCTATTAAAACGTCTTTCTTATTTTCTGCGTTCTTTCTTGCTACGTAATTCCGACCTATATGTGCGTTTTCTTGATTTTTTAATCCTATAAGTGCTTGATCAACAGCAACTTTAGGAGATCTTCCTTTATAAGATGTTTCTGTTTTCTTACTGGCAATCGTTTGCCCATTGTAATTGAGTGAAACTTCTTTTTTATTAGGACCTACATGAAAACGTACATTCGCACCATCATTCCAATCAGGTCCAAACTTGCGTTCTTCTGTAAATTGCTTAAAAGTTTTCATTATTTGTCTTTATACTTAGGAGGATCAGGTATTTTTTTAGCTTTTGGTATTCCTTTCAATCCCTCTGCTCTTTCTATTGAACCCTTCTTAGTATTAGCAATAACCTCCCTAATCTTATTATCTCTCCAGTTATTTTTAGCTTTATCAAGCATCTGTCCCTTAACAGCTTCAGATCCTCTAGTTTTAATATTATCCCTAGCTATATCCTTTATTTTCTTAAGATCAGGAACTGCTCTTGGTTTTTTCTCTTCATCATCTATATCTTTTTTAACATCATCTGGTGGTTGATGTATTATATCCCATAATTTATCTTCACCAGATTGCTTTTTAGAAGCAAGAGAAGTAAGTGCCTTTACACCTTTATATCCTTGTCTTATACCACGAGCTCCAAGTTCAAGTACTTTGCCTGTTAACCAAGCACCAGCACCTTGCCTTCCAGCATAAGCATCTTCATTAAATCGCTTAAAGGATTTCATTTACCCAACAATAGTATCAAACCATTCTTGACTCATACCAGCAATAATCTTATCTGCTGCTTCAGAATCGATAGCATACTTCTCTTCAATAAGATGTTCTACAACTTTCTCGTAGTTCTCATGAATTTTCTGACTTTCTTTTGGAGTTGGCTTCATCGTAACAAAAATTACTTTATACTTTATTTATCATATTCTTCCATATCATAACTATATTCGCAAATTATCGCAAACAATCTATTTTTCAATGCACGTAAATATGCAAGTTCCTCTATTGAATGTACAGTCTTTTTTGGATAAGGACCATACAAGGAATCTTTTATATGATGATAGAGCAACCTAGTTTCTGTAATGCCCATCTTAATTTCAACTACCCATTCATCAGTCTCACCAGAATGATGATCCATGAAGTTAATATGAATATGAAGTATTTATTACATACCTGCTTGGAACTTATTCCATTCTATTGCATTTTTAATTTGGAAAGTTCTATTAGAAACATTTTTAATTATTTCTTCTAAGAATTTTAATGTAGTATCGTAATATCTTATTTTTAAATCTATCTTTGTCATCTTCTCATCCGCTTCCATATGCCTTTGTATAGCATCCTTTTCTCTTACCTTATAACCAAAAGGTTCCTTAACATAAACCTCTGCTGGTGCTTTACCAGTATAGTAATTATACCTTTCTAGACGTGTTTTATTATACTGTTCTCTTGCTTTTTCACGCAACAAAGTAACGGTATTATAAACGGTATAATACTTTGAATGTAATTGGGGAATCTTCAAGGATTCATCATGTAGATTATCAGGATCGATGACAGCATCACGCTCCCACATCTCCTGAATTTTGTCAAGATTCATTTAGAACTGATTAATTCGTATATAGTATATTTGAAAGATACCTCTGCTGTGAGATATTGTATATCTGCAGTTGTAGCATCAAAATCTAAAGATGTCAAGGATATTGGGAATAGATCTTTAAATTTAACCTTTGCAACTTCTCTAAGATTACTATTCAATATTCTAAGTGTTCCATCACAAAACTGCTCTTTCAATTCTCTTTGACCAGTTTTATCTGTGGTTAAATCTTTAAAATCTTTTGTTGATTCTGGAAATCCTAGTCCGTTTAACCATTCATAAACTGACATGTAATTTTCCATATCCTCATCAACTAAAAACCTAAGAGTAAAATCACCATAGGTTAACTTTTCACCAGGAATATCAATATCCTTTAGATATGATGGTTGCTTTGCGACTTCTAAAGACAACTCTGGTATTCTAGCATTATTTGAGAAAAAATCTACTTTTGGGTATTTTGCAAGGTTAAATTTAAAACCTATACCTGATAGATAATTTCTATTTTGTATTTGTGATGCAAACGGTCCAGTCGATGCCATTATTATTACACTTTTAACTATTTATCATCTTACATTTAAATTAAATGATATTGATATTCTATCTTCATCTGTTTTGTTTGGCATTACACAATGTTCTAAACTTGGAGGGAACAAATACATATTACCTTCTACTGGGAATCTAGAAGTATTTTCTCCACCAACATATCGTTTTGTTATAAATTGATCCCCATAACTTAGAACATGTCTTGGGTCATTAAAAACAATATTACCTACATCACCTTTAGGTACTTTAACATAGTAAACACCAGCAAGATCACATCCTGGATGATTATGTCTAGTATTAAAACTATGTTTGGTATTAATATTTGCCCATATACCATAATTTTCTAAACTAGATATCGTTGGTTCAAATGGTAGAATAGGTAGGATGTATTCAAATTTGTTTAATAATGGGAGAAAGAATTGTAGATTATCTTGATCTTTCTCCACCCTCATGCCATATTCTTTACTATGCCATCCACCAGTATTGGATTTATTACACCCATCATCAACTTCTTTTAACTTATAAACATTCTCTTCCAATTCTTTATTGTCAATATCCTTTACTACTATTTCAAATAAAGGAGTTTGAAATAACATCTGATGAGATATATCACAATTCTCAGTCTCTATATTCTGGTTTGGTATCATATTCATAATATCATTATAGCATAAAAAACCCCCTTTCGGGGGTTTGTGATTTAGTCGTCTTTCTTCTTCGTTTGTATTTGGGTTCCTGTTGGATCCGCTAGTCCAGCCTTTGATAGTACTGTTTCTTCAATCTGAACCTGTAAGAGGTCTCCATTCCTCTTTCTAATGTATCCTTGTTCTATAAGAGAATTGCATCTATTAACAATTCGTCTTGCAAATAAGGTTGATTGTAGATCACCACCAATATCAGACATTAGTGATTTATTACCTACAGGTTTAAGCATTTTTAAGTTGTTATCCAAATAACACCTAAGAGCATAGCTCTTATCTCCTCTACCAAGAAATGGTAGTAAGTGATATAAAGCAGCAAGTCCAGCAATTAAACCTCCAACTAAAGGTTTACCGTTATCATTCCAAGCAGATGCTTTACGATCTTGTTGTAGTTCTTGAATTTTATCAATTGCTTTGATAACGTTTTGCAACCCATAATCGTCATAGGCATCCATTAACTTGTTATATCCATTAACGGATACTGCATCAGGTTCACCGATGTTTTCGATTTTTACCCCCATATCATTTAATTTTTCTAGGGTTTCTAATGCATCATTATCCTTTAATGCAATATCAGCACGAAGTCTTTGGATTACTCCAACATTAGTTCTATTGAAGTTTAATGCCTTAAAGAAGTTTGCTTCTACCTCTAAGCATTCCTCAAGAGTGTAATCTGCTGGATGCTCTCTTACTTGACATGGAATAAGTAAGTCTCCACCGTTAACGGTATATAAAATACCAATGATGGTTTCATGTTGACCATCTGCAACAGAGTATTTTCCATTTGGTCTTTTAAAGACGTATAATGGACGGACTAAATCTGGTTGAAAACTACCAGCACTTCTGATCATAGTTTCATTTAAAAGTCTCTGAAACTCTTCATCAGCGTACAGATCACCTGCACGTAATAAACTTATTGGAATATAATCTTCTGGATCAAAATCTTGTTTTTTAGGAATAAAACCTAAATTTTTTGCAAGCTTGGTTAATGGGACAAGCTTATCCCTGTCTGGATAGTTCATAGTAGTCTCTCGTTATTTTGCGTTGCGTGGCCACCCGTAGGTTAAAGGTTAAACAACGTAACTGCTGTATTGCAGTAATATTATATAGTATATCACATTTTTAAGATCTGTCAACTAGACAAAAAAAAGCACCCCCGAAGGAGTGCTCTTTGAAGATATAAGCAACTAGCTTACATAAGG